CAAATCGAATCAGCTCAAATGTGTTGTACAGCTCATTGGGAAACAGGTTCTGAAGCACCTTACAAACGTGCTCATAAGAATCATCCATCAACAATTTGGACTAGACAATCAATCCAACATTACAATTGGTTAGTTGAACATGGTTTAGAAATTTGTCGTGAGTTTGAGTTACGTTATGGCAAACGTCATAAAACACAAGATGTATTAGAGTGGTGTAAAAATAATAAACCTAACATTCCTGATAATGGTTTTATTGAACCACCTAAATGTATGCCTGATCAATTTAAAGTTGAAGATACAATTGAATCTTATAAAAACTTCTATATTAATGATAAAATGAAGGTCAAACACTTAGATTGGAAGAAAATACCTTCTCGCAAACCAGATTGGACTTTTGAAAAAGGGATGTTATATTTAGATAAATAATAAATTATGGGAGATTATAGTAAACAATGGGTCGAAATGAATGACCACAAAATGGGATGGGATTTTGATATTGAAGCGATAGCTGCTGATATGAAACCTGGAACAATCAATCCTTATTATATTTGTGAAGGTTTAGGTTGTGTAGCAATTGGTAAGGATGATAATGGAGTAATTCACTTAGCAATCTCCACAGGTGTATTTGGAGATGAGGGACATGAAGTACATTGGAAAACATTAGAGGAGGTGCTCAATGGATAATACATTAATGTCATTATATGATTACTTAGGTAAAGCAGCTGGTGTAAAACTAGGGGATGAAGTGAATAAAGCCGCTCAAGAAAAGAAAATACCATATTATTCTCGTCAAGTAGAAAACCCAAAATACTCAGGTACAGTGATGTTATATCCAAAATGGTTTTTGGATGGATTTTTTAAAAAAGAAGATGACGATGAATTACCATTCTAATATTTATAGATAAATTATCTATAGATTAAGAAATGACTGATACGATATGGGTAGCTATAATTGGGGGTATAATTGGCCCCATTATAGTTCTAACAAGCAAGTGGTACCTAGACAATAAGTTAGGTAAGAAGAAAAAAGATATGGTTACAGAGGCTTTAGAGGTTGGTGAGTTAGTAACTAACAGACTAGACCAGATAAAGGAAGAATATCAAGCAGATCGTGTCTGGTTAAGTCAATTCCATAATGGAGGACATTTTTACCCAACAGGTAAATCAATAGCCAAGTTTAGTATATTCTACGAAACAGTTTCATCTAACGCTCCATCATTACAGTTAAGTTTAAAAAACATCCCAGTAGCATTATTTTCAAAAAGCTTTAATAGGTTATTATCTGATGATATGATCATCATTCCTGATTTCAAGGATGAAAATATTTCAACATACGGTTTAAGATATTTAGCAGAAGAATATAAGAATAAATCTCAATATTTATTTGCTATAAAGAACTTCGAAGGTAAATTTATAGCTATTTTAGGTGTGGATTACACAGCTAAAAAGCTTATATTAACTGAAGAAGAAATTGAAGAGTTATTAAGAACATCTATTTCATTAGGTGGGGTTTTGTCTAATCATTTAAAAAATTAAAAAACATGAATTACACAAAAGACAAAATTGAAGCAGCAGTCAAAGCCAAAGGTTATGTTTGGTTTGAAGGCGCTAAAGACTTTGACGTTAACATTGTTGGAGTAAGAAACTCAGATACTGGTAATGCAGTTACAAATGCATTTGATGATCGTATCACAGTATCATACAAAGAAAATGGTAACTGGGTTTACAAAGAGTGGATCATCACTACTGACCCAGGTAAAAAAGGTGTTATGGAGTACCATAATGCGGCGGGTGTTGCTCGTTTAGTAGAAGGTCAATACCGTGGTTCACATCACTTAGGTTTACATCAAGGTAAATATGAGGCATTAAAGCAAAAAGCTAATGTTAAAGTATATCGTGATCCAAATCGTGATATGAAATATGATGAGAATAAAATTCAAGAGGGTGTATTTGGTATTAACATTCATAAAGCGGGTGTTGATTCAACTTATGTTGAGAACTGGTCTGAGGGATGTCAAGTATTTAAACGCGCTAAAGATTTTGAAGACTTTATGGTAATCATGAGAAAAGCAGCTGCTATTCATGGTAACTCATTCACTTACACATTAATTGAAAGCGCTGATATTAAGTGATAAAATTAATTGAAATATATAACGAATTACAGGAGGCGAAGCAAGTTGGTACCATATACCACTTTGCTTCCCTCCCTAATTTGATCAATATATTAAAAGAAAATCGCTTAAGAGCAAGTGATAAAATACAAAAATATATCTCATTCACTCGAGATAAAAATTTCCACAAAGCATCAGATACAAGAACAATTTGGGGTGTTGATACTGAAGTTAGAATAGTAGTGGATGGGGATAAGTTATCAAACAAATATAAAATAGAACCATATAATTTCTTTAACACCAGGAAAAAAATGGATCTATATGATAAAGGTGAATATGAAGAAAGAGTAGTATCTCCTGTTATAAACAATCTAGATCAATATGTGATCGCTTATGAAATATTATACATAAACGCTATGGGTGAAAATAGTGATTATGATGAGTTACGAGATGAGGCTATGAGTCTTAATTCTAAAGTAAAAGAGATAAAGCCAAAGGGTCTATAAGATTTGGCTCTTGAATTTCCTGATGTTATATTTAGGCCATAAATAAAAATTATGGTTGAAAAATTAAAATTACCCAACGAGACTGAGTTATGGTTTGAACCAGACATGATTGATCAAACAATAGACATCTTTTTATATGATATCTATAATGAAACTAAAACACGTTTGATCACTTGGCAAGGTAATAAAGGTATACCAGGTGGGGCTTGGTTCAATGATCATTTTGGACACAAGAATAAATTCTTTAATATCACTAAAGAATATAAAACTAAATTCATTAAATCATTTAATAAGTCTAAAGAATATCTTAACACTAATGGTGAATCAAAAGATGGTCTTATGGTACAATGGAATTGTTTAAAGCGTAGAGTTAATATTAAAATTCATAAACTAACAAGGTAAATAAAAATACTAATATTTATTAGTATGAAAGTGAATGAATTAAAGCAACTAATAAAAGAGGAAATTGATAATGTTTTCTTAAGTGAGAAGTTAGGTGTACCGAGTAATATTACTAGAGTAGGTTCCCAATTATTTGATGAGTATTTAGCTTATGTTAAGGGTGCTAACAGACCATTAGATTTAAAAACTCAACCCCTCAATGCAAATGACTCAGATAATGGATTTGATATAGCTGATTTACATATAGATAATATTTCAATAGAGACTAATATTGATGATAGATATAATGAGTTAGTGTTTGCAGGAATGGGAGTGGCTAGTTTACAAAGGTTTAAATCAAATTCTAATTTAAGATTACTTCCACCTCAAGATTTAGACCAATTCAAAAACATGGAGATGGCTGTTCGTTTAGGAGCACCATCATCAGTGGAGATAGATGACATATATAATTTTTTAATAGTTAATAAACCAGAAATAGTTGGTTCATTTGCTCATGAATTAAAACATTGGTATGATGGGTATAAAAATGTTGGGGGAATTAAAGCTGGAGATAGAGCTAAATACGCTGCCGCTATTAACTTTCCTGATAGAAGTATAGGACCTGTAAATGATTTCATTTATATGTTATATTATATTTCAGGTATAGAATCATTAGTTAGAGCATCTGAATTAGCTGCTGAAATGGAAGATCAAGGATTAACTAAAAAAGATTTTTATGATTATTTAATCCAAAATAAAGTGTTTAAAGAGTTAAAAAAGATTAAAGAGTGGTCATATGAGAAATTTAGAGAGGATCTTAAACAACACATCTCAACAATAACTTCTATTTTAAAACAAACTAATACTTCTACTAAAGGTTTAAGTGAAGATCAACTAATAGATAGATTTCTTGAAATTCTATTATATTCTTTCACTCGATCACAAATTGATGAGCTAATTAATATAATTCAAGATCCTTTAAATATAGCTCATATGTTTAGTGCTTTATTTGGTCAACCCACTACAACAGAGGAAGATAAAGAAGCGTTTGAAAAACAAGTTAAATTAATGACTAGATTTGGAGTTGATTATGGAAAGTATTTTAAATATAATGAAAAACTATTTCATATGTTAGGTGATAATGTTATCAAAAAGATATCTAAAACATATGATTTATTACCTGATTAAAGTAAGGTTTGGCTTTTAAATTACTTTTTATTATATTTAAGTATTATGAGAACAATATTTTTAGGTGACACACATGGTCGCCCAACATGGAAAGACATCATCACTAAAGAAAATCCAGATCGAGTTGTCTTTATAGGAGACTACTTTGATAGTTTTGATATTGGTGGAGCTGAACAAATACATAACTTTAAAGAAATCATTGAGTTTAAAGAACAAGCCAAGGATATAGAAGTTATTTTATTAATCGGCAATCACGACTTCCATTACTACCCAGGTGGTGAAACATATTCAGGTTACCAACATGGTACAGCACCTGCTATTAGACAACTGTTAGAGGAAAATAAAGATCATTTACAAATGTGTTATCAATTAGATAATATCTTATGTTCACATGCTGGTATAGGTCATAATTGGTTAGTTGAACAAGAAAGATATGAGAGTGGTTCAATTGCTGATTTTGTAAATGATATCTGGAATTATAAACCTAATCAATTTATGTTTTGTGGTTTTGATCCATATGGTGATTCATTCACACAAACACCAATTTGGATTCGTCCTTTAAGTTTAATGGCAGGTAATAAAGAAACATTTCTTAAAACTGATTATATTCAAATTGTAGGCCATACTGGAGTAAAATATATTGACATTAATGGTAAGGCAACTGGTGGTAGATATTATCTTATTGACGCAATTGATATGGGTCAGTATTTAATCTATGAGAACAAAAAATTTGAACTAGGTCAATTATACTAATATTTATAACAAATCAATTATATGAAAGATACATTATCAACATCAGTAGGTGTGCCTCATGACTTTGGGGTGTTTGATCAGTTAGCTGATTATGGTGCTTTAGGTTTAGCAGTGTTAGGATTAGGCTTTGTAGCTTGGTTCTTATTTAAACGTAATCTTGATGAACAAGATCGTATGAAGCGTAAAATGGAAGAACTTGAAAGACAAAGTTTTATCCCAGCAGATACTAACCGAGCAGCAGCAATCCAGGAACAAGCAACAGTCGCTAAAATGGCACCTGCTAAAAAACCTAGAGCTAAGAAATAATGATACTAAGCATTTTTTTACAAGCCCAATCATTTGGAGTATTTGAAACCCTAACTCAATATGGCGCACTTGGTGTTATTGTATTGGGTTTAGGTGCTGTACTATGGTATATGCTTAAATGTCAATTAGCATCTGAGGATGAATTAAAGAAAAAAGTTGATGATTTGCAAAAAGAAGTAAATGATTATGTCCGTAACGATGCGGGTAAAGTACAGAACGCATTAGAAAATAATACTCAAGCACTTAAAGACTTGAGAGAAATAATTATAATGAGTAAAAGTAGTAGAAAGTGAATAAACAAAGATTACTATTATTCGGGGTTTTAATATCAGTTGTAGCATTAGTTGTGCTTAATATTGGTATGGCAGGAAACGGTCATGTTGAAGTTGTAAAGGAAAATGTTACGTTGGATGAAAAAAACACAACATTAACAGAACAAAACCATCAACTGACTCAAGAAAATAAACAGTTAAATGAGCAGGTGGAGGTTTTAGAAACCGCTGTAGAAACCTATGAAAAAGCTGACTCTGCTCGTGCTGCTCGTGATAAGCAGTCTTGGGAACTTGTGGTCCCAATTGGAAAATAAAAAATATCCTTACACAACAATTGATGAAGATGGTGTGACTAAGATAGTAGTTATGACTACTGATCAAGCTGACCTTATAAATAAAAAATATAAGGATATGGAGGCTGAACTTAATGCTTTAAAATCAACTATTAAAACTCAGCGTGACACAATCACCAAACAAAAAGTAATTATCAAAACTCAAATTGATACTATTCTAAAACAAGAAATAGTAATCAAAACTCAAGTTGATACAATTACTAAATATAATGAGAAAGTAGTTTATATTGAAACGGATAAAGATAGTATTAACACTCAATTCTCATCTTTACAAGATAGTTTGTGGAAGTGGGCACTTAGACCTACCTTAATATACACCACATACCCAGACAACAGTAATATTTATTTAATGGATTTATCTCATTATTATATGACAACAGATGATTTTGGCATTGTGATGTCTAAAATGTTACCTCGTGATTATAAAAAATATCAAGACTTTATTAACACATATGGGCTAGATGAGAAGGCGCTTTGGAAATTTAAAAATGAAATGAATATTGAATATTTACCTCATCTCAAATTAGAAGAAAAAAAGATATGGAAGTATAAAGCTCAATATAAAAAATAATATTTATAATAAAATAATGTTAATAAATCATCCTGGTTCTTGGCAACAGTTTCAATATCGTTCTGATAATAAAGGTTTATCAATTATGAAGATGAAATCAAAATATCTTCATGAGCAATTCTTATTTGAGGCTCAAATGGAGAGTTTAAACCAAATGCATCAACATAATTTATTTATGAATGGAGGTGGAGGAGGAGATAGTTATAACACACCTATAACATACTATGGAATGTATATAAATGAATTCTCTTCAATTCTGGGAAGCGCATCTATTGAATCTGATTTAATAAGTTTTATTCAAAATAAAGGGATGAATGATCTTACTTTTTATATGGGTAATTTACTAAGTACTCCTCAAAATGAAACAAACATGAGATCATTAGCATCACGTCTTCGTAATACAGGTCAAAACAGAATTCTTAGTAATGTTATACAAGCTGCTAATAGCATAAATCTGTCCCCAGGTACTGAAGCTACTTATAATAATGGTTGTTCAAATGATAGGGAAAAATTTACAGGATTTACTCAAGAATGGGAATTTTGGAACTCAAATAATCCATATGGCAGTTTTGGAGCATTTATAACTGATGATGTTGCAATTGCAAACTATTGCCAAGCAAATAACTTAACTTATGATATTTATGTTTCAAGATGTGAAGACTATGCTGATGTTTATACACCAGGACAAGTAGCTACTCATGTAGTTCAATATCATGATATTGTTCATTTGGTTGCTTATATTAGTGAAGCAATATATAATAATGATAAAGGTCTTAATGGTACTAGAAAAACTCAACTTGAACTTTTAGGGAATGCTGCTTTAACATTAGGAAAAAAACAAAAAGTCACAATTCTTTGGGCGGCAAATGGAAATGGTGGAACAAATATGAGG